CTAAAAGCAGCTACATTAGCTACGATGGTTGGTTCGTCTGCACCTGGAATGCCTACTCACGATTATAAAACTGATACAACAGTACATCAAGCTGCAAACCCTACACCGACAAGTAAATTAAACTATAATGCAATTTTTAAACAGTTAGTTAAACATGAAGGGTACAAAAAGCATATTTATCTTGATAAGAAGAACATACCTACAATTGGTATTGGGTTTAATTTAAACGATAAAGGTAATCAAAAAATACTTGCTAAACATGGTATTACGCAACGTCATTTACAAGAAGGGTTAACGGATGCAGAAATTAAAGCACTATTTGATGATACATTAAAAATTGCAACTGCTAATGCAAAACGTTTTGCTCCTAATTTAGATTCATTACCAGCAAATGCTCAACTAGCAATTGTAGATTTATCTTTCAATCTTGGTCCAGTAAAATTAGCACAGTTTAAAGTGCTACAACAAGCGTTAGCTAAAAAGGATTTTAAAGCTGCAGCTGCAGCACTAAAAGATAGTAATTGGTATTACCAAGTTGGTAATAGAGGACCTGATTTAGTAAATCAATTACTTAGCGCTTCTTCTTAATAGAGGCTTTTATTTTACCACCTGATTTTATTTTAGGTAATATACCAACAAAAGTATTCATCTTTGTGTTTGTATCACCCCAAAACCCGCTAGCTGCTTGAGTAGTACCACTATCCTGATTATCACCATTGAACACATTGTTCATGTGTCCATGTTTTTTTGAACGAGGAGCGGTTATACGACGTTTTGTATCAAACGGTACGTACCGATCTTCTTTAACTACTTTTTTTTTTGCGAACCTAACCCCTTCCAACGATCACCTATTTTTTTGATGTAAGGGTTTTTTTTTAGGCTCTTGCCTTCAATTTTATCTGCTTTAGCTTTACTAATTTTTACTTTAACGGTTTTACCACCAACCTTGGTAGTCTTTTTGCCCATTTCAGCAGCATCAGCCACTTTTTTGATAAACTCGTTACCATCTTCTTCAGACTTACGAGCTTCTTTTAAAATTTCATTTACTAGTGAATCAAATTTCATATTATTTCTTCTTTCTTATATTTAATGCAAAATTAGCACGTTTCTTCTCTAAAGCAGTGCCGTGAGCCTTCAAACTTTTTAATTCACTAGTAGACATCTTTTGACCCTTCTTTTTATGTTCTTGTTTTCTAAGAGCACCTTTTTTAATGCCTTTTACTGCTTTCTTTACCCAGTCTTTCTTAGCTTCCGTTAATATTTGTTCCACTAGTGTGTTGAATTGCATATATTTATTTATATAATTAGGTATGCTTAAGAGTAAAAAAATCACATGCGTAGTTACAGGCAAGTCTACTGCTTATGCCGGAGATTACCTGCAAAAGAAGATAGATGAGTATGGTAGTGAGGCTAACATAGACAAGTACTATGTATGTAAAGAGGTAAGAGCGTTACTAAAAAAAGGTTATAAAGTAAAAGACATACGAAAGATACTAGACGTACCAGCAGATGTAGATCCATTATCAGAAGATGTAGTAAATGAAATAGAAAAAGATTATCAAAAAACATCTTATAAGGTTAACGATACGAACAGTCAATCTCTTAGCACAATAACAAATTTAACCTATGATAAATCGGATGAAGACGTTGAATCCTTCATTAATGCATTTATAATCAAAAGATAATGAAATCGTTAATTTTAACTGAACACACACCTCATACTGTAGCAATTAGAGACGCAGACAACGGACAACTAATACGAGTTGTTAACGTTGACGGTGATATTGTAGGTGGACCTAGCGTATCAGGTAATGTTGGTTACGTTAGCGTTAAAAAGGGTATGTTTAAAAAAACATATGTCATTGACCTACAAAAAGGCGTTACAACAAGAATTTTTACAACATGATTGATATTGAACTAGTTAGTAAACCAATAGATTATTCTACTTACGACTTTGCAGGTAGTGTAAAAGAATATCCTATACTGTTTTTAGGATTTGTAATAAAAAATCAATATGATAATTTGAGAGTTAATATTGAGAGTAAATACAAGCCTATTAACCTTTTACATTTTAGCAAAGACAGGCAGACAGTAACTGCTCTTAAAGGTATTAAATTGGTCCCTAATAACGACATTAGAAAACTTTACAGCGCAATAAAAATACAAGAAGACCTGCAAATGAATTTAACAATTTATGGGAACTTATTAAATCAGTATGGGTTTTCTTGCAAAGACACTTACGGGTTATATGCTCCAGGAATGTATCCAATTGATTTTACCAATTTAAAATCTATATGCGATAACGATTTCAATGGAGATAAAAAAATATTCCAACACCTTCTCGGTATAGATGAAAAAGTTTTTGACTTTCAAAAATTTTCTTCCTTAAAGTTGTTCATACTAACAGTATGAACCCCAACCCAACAATAAATAATATTCCTATGATTTTTAACGAGCAGATTTCACGTAAACCAAATCACTATCCTTGGACGGAAGATTTTATAGAATCCATGCATAATGGCTTTTGGACTGACAAAGAGTTCAGTTTTAAATCAGACGTGCAGCAATTCAAAGTTAACCTAACAGACCAAGAAAGAGAAATTATTATTCGCACTCTTTCTGCTATTGGTCAGATTGAAGTTGCAGTAAAAACTTTCTGGGCAAAGTTAGGAGAAAATTTACCTCACCCATCGTTACAAGATTTAGGCTACGTTATGGCTAACACAGAAGTTATTCATAACAATGCTTATGAAAGATTGCTTACAGTTTTAGGTCTTGAAGATGTGTTTGAAGAAAATTTAAAACTAGAATGGATTGAAGGTCGCGTAAAGTATCTCAAAAAATATACGCACCGGTTTTATAAGGATCATAAAAAGCAGTACTTATACGCTCTTATACTTTTTACCTTATTTGTAGAGAACGTTTCTCTAATGAGTCAGTTCTACATCATTAATTGGTTTGCACGTAATAAAAATGTACTCAAAGATACTGACCAGCAAGTAAAATATACCCGCAATGAAGAAAATATTCATGGCTTGGTTGGTATGAAAATTATCAATACTATTAGAGAAGAATATCCCGAGCTCTTTGATGATGAACTCATGGAAAAGATACTTGGTGAAGCAAAAGAGGCTTACGAGTGTGAAGCTAAAATCGTTGATTGGATGGTTAACGGTATTAACGCAGATGGGCTAACCGCTGCACATCTAAAAGAGTTTATTAAAGATAGAATAAATGAATCTCTCAAAGGTATTAATTTCCCCACTGTATTTGAAACAGACCAAAAGTTACTTAAGGATACTGCGTGGTTTAATGAAGAGCTGTTAGGTAATAACATGACTGACTTCTTTCATTCACGTCCTGTCGAGTATTCAAAGAAATCTCAAAGTTTCTCTGAAGACGACCTGTTTTAATCTAAATCTTATACTATAATATAACTATGTCAAACAAAGATATCTATTGGCTAAATAATGACTCGCGTAAATTTCTTGCAAGAGGTTACCTATTTGAAAACGAAACTGCTGAACAGCGTATTAGAGATATAGCTGAAAAAGCAGAATATTATCTCAACTTACCTGGATATGCAGACAAGTTTGAAGGCTATATGCATAAAGGGTTCTATTCCTTAGCATCACCAATTTGGGCTAACTTTGGCCGTAAACGTGGATTGCCTATTTCTTGTTTCGGTTCTTACGTGGATGATGATATGGATGCTATTCTTTATAAGATAGCTGAAGTAGGTGCAATGTCAAAATCAGGTGGTGGTACATCTGGATACTTTGGGGCTATTAGACCACGTGGTACTCCAATTGGTTCGGGTGGTGAGTCTACTGGTGTGCATCATCAGTTAACAGTATTTGAATCTTTAACGGATTACATTTCACAAGGTAATGTACGTAGAGGTTCTTTTGCAGCTTACTTACCAATTGATCATAAAGACATTGAAGAGTTTTTAAACATTAGAAAAGATGGGGATACAATTCAAAACCTTTCAATTGGTGTTTGTGTTACTGATAAATGGTTTAAGCAGATGGTTGACGGAGATAAGGAAAAGAGACGCATCTGGGGGTTAGTAATTAAGAAGCGTTTTGAAACTGGTTACCCATATATCTTTTTTACTGACAATGCAAACAAGCAAGCACCAAAAGTTTATAAAGATAAGGGGTTAAAAATTAACCATAGTAATCTTTGTACAGAAATTATGCTATCAAATGGCGTAGATGAATCGTTTGTTTGTGATCTGTCTTCATTAAACTTTGAAAAGTGGGATGAATGGAAAGATACTGATGCAGTAGAAACTTTAGTTTACTTTTTAGATTCAGTAATGACAGAATTTATTAATAAAACTGAAGGTATGAAGTTTATGGACCACCCAAGAAACTTTGCAGTTAATCAAAGAGCTCTTGGCATTGGTGCATTAGGTTGGCATACTTACTTACAATCTAAAATGATTGCATTTGAGTCCATGGAAGCTAAACTTTTAAATACACAAATTTGGAAGTTTGTTCGTACTAAAGCAGATCAAGCATCTGAGCAATTAGCTAAAGAGTATGGTGAGCCACCTTTATTGAAAGGATATAATCGTCGTAATGTAACTACATTAGCAGTTGCACCTACAACATCTAGTTCGTTTATTCTTGGACAAGCATCACCTTCTATTGAACCTCTTAACTCTAATTACTTTACAAAGGATTTAGCTAAAGGTAAATTTACATATAGAAACCCTTACCTTGAAAACTTATTAGAAAGTAAAAATAAGAACACTGAAGCTGTTTGGAAGTCTATATTAGTAAAGGGTGGTTCAGTACAGCATTTAGAGTTTTTAACGCAAACAGAAAAAGATGTGTTTAAAACATTTGGCGAAATTAGTCAAAAGGAAATTGTTATTCAAGCTGCAGCTCGTCAAAAGTTTATTGATCAGGGTCAATCATTAAACCTTATGGTACCACCTGATACTAAACCAAAAGATGTTAACGATTTGTTAATCTTTGCTTGGGAGAATGGTATTAAGAGTTTATACTATCAACGTTCAGCTAACCCAGCACAAGAATTAGCACGTTCTATTTTAACATGCTATAGTTGTGAAGCTTAATATATATTACTGTGGAAGGTAAGTGCTCTTGTAATAATATTTCATATAAAGAAATTTGTCACATCGTTGATAAACACGACGATGTGAAATCTATAGATGATTTACAACAATATTGTTATTGTGCTGATAGATGCAATAGCTGTAGATCTGATATAGAAGAAATTATAGATCTTTTTAGAAAAGAAAAATAATTTATTTTACGCCGTGAACTCTTCTTGAAGCAGTAACCGGCGCAGTGTTTTGATTAATTTCTTTTGCATCATTTCTCACGTCACTATTTGAATCATACAGTGTCAATGGTATATTTCTAAATACGTGAGAGTGATCACTCACTGCAATTGCATTAGGATTAGAAGCTAATCCAGTAATGTTTAAGAAAGGCGCAACTATATAACCACCTATATTACCGTTTTGATCCACTTTT